GAAGCAATCGGCATTCGTGAAGACCTGAAGGACTTCATTGCCAACGTCGCCCCCAAGGACGTGCCCTTCCAGAACATGGCGGGCAAGGCGAAAGCCTACAACACGTTTGTTGAGTGGCAGACCGACACCTTTGCCGCCGCAGCCGCCAACAGGCAGGTTGAAGGCGACAACGTCTCGGCGTTCATCGTCAACTCTGTCCCGACCGTCCGTCTCGGCAATCGCACCCAGATCAGTGCGAAGGGCATCGTCGTTTCCGGTACGCTGGAAGCCACGTCCCGCGCCGGACGCGCCTCGGAACTGGCTTACCAGATCACGAAGCAGACCTATGAACTGCGTCGTGACATGGAGTTTGCGCTGACACAGTCGCAGGCTTCAACGGCTGGTAACTCGACCACAGCCCGCCAGCTTGGTGCGCTGGAAAACCAGATCACCACGAATGCCAGCAACAACGGCGACACCGGTGGCGGCTACTCGGCGTCCAACTGGGTTGCTGTCGTTGACGGCACGCAGCGCGCTTTCACGGAAACCCTTCTGAAGACTGTGGTTCAGAGCACATTCTCTTCGGGCGGCGACCCTGACACGCTGATGGTTGGTCCGGCACAGAAGCAGGTTGTTTCCGGCTTCACCGGCAACGCCACGCGCTTCGACAAGTCGGAGGACAAGCGCCTCGTGACTTCCATCGACGTGTACGTGTCGGACTTCGGTGAGTTCCGCGTTGTCCCGAACCGTTTCCAGCGCAACCGCACGGCCTTCCTGTTGCAGTCGGAGCATTGGCAGGTTGCCTACCTCCGTCCGCTGCAGGTTCTGGACATTGCCAAGACCGGCGATGCCACGCAGAAGGAACTGGTGGTTGAGTACACCCTGATCGGCAAGAACGAGGCCGGAAGCGGCATCATTCGCTCCCTGTCGTAATCAGTGACCCCTTCAACCTCTTGAAAGGAGACAACTGATATGGGCGTACAACTTGTGCAGAATGCCGATGGGAGCCTCACGCTGTTGGAAGACAGCGCGAATGTTCCTGTCGCGCGGTTTGGTGGGCCTCCGACTCGCGTCGGTGGTGCCAATGCCACCAATGTCAACGTGCCGAATTACAGGGGCATCATTACCCTTGTGATGCGGCTTCAGGGGCCAACGGACACGGCGGGCGGCATTGCTGCCCTCGCCAACCCTTTTGGCACCACGGTGTACATCTTGGGCGGCTCCCAGCTTGCCGTCACCACGCAGTCTGCGGGTGCTTCCACGATCAGCGTTGGTCCGGCTGCAAACGCCACCACCCTGTCTGCCTCCCTGTTCTCGGGTGTCAGCGGCGCGGCGGTAGCGCAGTTCAACTCGGTGCTGGTGCCTACGTGGTCAGCAACGCAGTTCATGACTGCGTCCACGGCAAGCGGAGCCAGTTCCGGGTTGGTTGGCTTTGTCGCCATCAACCTGCTGATTCCGTAAGTGATGGGGGGAGGCGCTTCGGTGCCTCCCTCTCCCTCTTTCCCCACGAGGAATTGACCGATGTACTCCGCTGAATTCATCAACATCGTGGCCCCCAGCGTGCAAGTCACATCGGGCGCCGCCTCTGCCTTCATCACTATTCCCAACGATGCGAGTGGCAACATGGCGAGAGCCATCCGGATTGCCACCAAGTCCAACGTTTACGTGCTCCCGCATTACGCCCCATTGGCGACTGGGTCGATCACCTTCACCGGGGTCCCCGCCAACAACGATACGATTACGGTGAACAGCACGGTAATCACGTGGAAGACTTCCGGCGCGACGGGAAATGAAGTCAACATCCAGCCAACGGCTGTGCTGAACGCGCGGGCTTTGTGGCTGTTCCTGTCACAATCATCAAACGCCAACATCCGTGCCGCATCGTATGATTGGAACACGCAGCAAGGTGACACGCAGATCAGGGTCACCGCGCGCACTGCTGGCACGGGCGGCAACTCGTTCACGCTGACTGAGTCGACTGCCAACATGACGGTTTCTGGTGCCACCCTTACCGGCGGGTCTGAGACGGCTGCGACGGCCGCAAACAGCGTGCTGATTAAGCCCGGTGAATCTTTGCTGCTTCGCTGTTACGGCATCACGGGCATGTCCTACATTCAGGAAACGTCTGCCAGCATCTTCAACATTTCACCGATTGAGGTTGGCTGATGAAGTACCTGCCCCTTGGGACTGACGGGACCGGAGCGCAGGAATTCTTCGGCATTGACGAGTACACGGGCCAGATCGTCATTAAGCGGGACTATGACGTGTCCACGGTTCTTGACGAGAACAAGCGTCGGCAGAACCTGAATGACGGCTATTCCCCGACCCGTGAATTGCAGCATGTGGCGTCCATCCCTGTCGGTGTGATCCAGCTATGGATTCAGAAGTACGGGGTGGACCCAACATCCAAGGGGCATGAAGTCCTGCTGGCGCGTCTGCTGAATGACCCGGATTGGAGATGGCTCCGGACGGGTAGCGGTCAACTCGACTTCAAGGAAAGCTGATGGCACTCGCAAACCTCACGGACCTCCAGACCTCCATCGGCGTGTGGCTTGCGCGCACTGACATTTCCACGGCTCAGATCAACGATTTTATCACGTTGGCTGAGACGGACATGGAGGTTGGGACGTACAACGGGGATGGGATGGAACTGACCCCTCCGCTTCGTGTGCGGTCGATGGAAGTCCGCACTGCGGCCTTTCCTCTGACCGGGGAGTACACGACCCTGCCGAGCGGGTTTTTGGAGATGCGCGAGGTGTTTCTCTCGTCCTCCAATCCGCAGCGTCCGCTGGAGTATGTTTCCCCTGCCACCTTCGACGCCACCTACCTGTCGGCAACGACGTGGGCCAACGTCTGGACCATTGTCGGGAACGCGATACGGGTCGGCCCGGGTGCTGGCCCCGGCGACACGCTTGGGATCGTCTACTACGAGGAAATCCCGGGTCTGGTTGCCAGCAGCACGAACTGGATGCTGACCAAGTACCCGAACGCCTACCTTTACGGCGCCCTTCGTCATGCGGCGCCTTGGATCGGCGACGGACAGTTTATTGATGCGTGGCAGACCGGTTTTGTGTCCGCCATTCGTGGCCTGATCCGCTCTGAGCGTCAGAGCATGTGGTCTGGTCCTTCGATGGTTTCCCGGCCGATAGGTGTCACGGTGACATAATGAAACAGCCGTTTGGAGAGTATGCGCCTGATGCCCCGCCCGACATTTCCATTGTCGTTGGCGGGAAGAATGTTTTTGTCCGGCCCGCAGGCTCTTACGGCCCAATGACTTCCTTTGCCGCTTCGATTACCGCCATCACGTCGCGGGCGCAGGGGGCATTTTATTCGATTGATACGAGCGCCAACACCGCCGTTTGGTGCGGGGACGCGACAAAACTCTACCGTCTGGCTGGTGCCTCCACGTCTTTCTCGGATGTTTCCAAGGCTGGTGGCTACACGACCGGCACGAATGAGTTTTGGAATTTCATGCAGTTTGGCAATCGGGTCATTGCCACCAACTTCACGCAGCCAATTCAACAGTATCAGTTTGGCGTATCGTCCCTGTTCTCTGACCTGTCTGCCACCGCGCCCAAAGCGCGCGTGATCCAGCCGGTAGCGAATTTCGTTTTCACGGCCAACACGTCGGACGGGACTTTCGGCGCCCAGCCGAACCGGTGCTGGTGGAGTGCCATCAACGACCCGACCAACTGGCCTACGCCTGCCACCAGTGCGGCTGCAGCGGTCCAGAGCGGTTTCACGGACCTGTCTGGCAACGGCGGCTTCATTCAGGCTGTAGCGCCTCGTGTGGGCGCCTTGGACGCCATCATTATTCAGGAGAGGCAACTGGTGCGCTGCCAGTATGTCGGCTCCCCGGAAGTGTTTTCTTTCCAGCCGCTGGAGAACGCGCAAGGGACCCCTGCGCCGCAGTCTGTGGCGGTCCATGGCGGCATTGCGTACTACCTTGGCGACGACGGCTTCTACGCCTGCGACGGCTCCCAGAGCCTGCCCATCGGGGCTGGCAAGGTGGACAAGTTCTTCTATCAGGACCTGAATCAGGCATTCACGTACCGGGTTCAGGGCGTGTACGACCCGATCAACCGGCTGTACATCGTGGGCTATCCGTCTACCGGGTCTGGCTCTGGAAACATTGACCGCTTGCTCATCTATTCGACGGTTGCGCAGAAGTGGGCGCCTCCTACTGAGGTGTCGCTGGAGTTCCTGTGCCGCCTCGGCTCGGTGGGTTATACGCTGGAGCAATTGGACGGGTTTGGCACGATGGAAACCCTTCCCGCCTCGCTCGACTCCCGTTTGTGGGTTGGCAGCGGCAAGCCCCTTCTGGCGGCGTTTGACACGCTGCACCGGCAGGGCGGGTTCACGGGGACCGCATTGGAATGCTCCCTTGAGACTGGCGACTTGGACTCTGGGAACGGCTCTCGCTTCATCACTCAGGGTGTGCGGCCGGACATCAGCGGAATTTCGGCAGGCATCACGTGTTCCATCGGCTATCGCGAGACGAAGAACGCAACGGTGTCTTACACGGCCCCGACCGCCTTGCAGCGCAATCTCGTGGCCCCGGCACGCATTACAGCCCGCCACCCGCGCGTGAAGGTCAATATCGCGGCGGGGGCGAATTGGACACATGCGACCGGCTTTGACCTCCTCGCCAACATCATGGGGGACAAGTAATGCCCGTCCGCCAAGTACCGACTGTCGCGCAAGATTTCAGGTTGTGGCTCCGGAATGCCGCCCTGACGATCAATGACATAACGAAGGGGCGCTCCAACAACAGCGGCGTGTTCACCCTTACGGCAAATGTGGCGACTTCCACACTGACGGATGACCGTGTTGGATTTGACAGTTGCATTGCCCTTGTGCCGACCACTGCCAACGCGGCGGCGGAGATTGGCAACGGGACTTTGTACATTGCCGAGACAGGGCGCATAAACGGTTCCGTGGTTATCAACCACGCCAACAACGCACAGACTGACCGCACTTTCCGTTTCATCATTTCAGGGTAGGACCATGGCAAGAAACAGACGGCAGGCAATGGGTACGCAGCAGCAATCGCCCACGGAGCCAATTCTGAACCTGAATGGGTTCCGGGGTGTTGAGGACATGGATCTGAATGGCGTCCAGAACTATTGGAGCAAGGACGGGTCATTCAATCTGGGTGGCGGCGGGCAGGGAGGCGCTCCCTCGCAGGTTCCGACCAACATCCTCCAGCAGTACCCTCTGCTTTCGCAGATGATGCAGAAGTACGGCTCGGATGGGTCCCCGCAAGTTTCTCCCCTGCGCTCTCCTCCGGTCGCGGCTCCGACACGGCCACCTGCGACTTTGCCGCCTACCGGGTCTGGCAAGGGCGCTGGCGGCAAGTCTCCAATGGGTCGAAACATCACAGGTGCGCAATGGAATCCGAACTCCTCGCCAAACATCATGCAACTGATTCAGTCGTCAATGATGCGTCAGAACCAGTAGAGATCGTCCCGGTCCACCCTGACCGTCTGGATGTGGCGTGGCCGATTGTCGAGCCTTGGCTTGCCAATGCGCTTACGTATGGCCCGAAGCTGTATGAGACGCGCGACATATACGGGTACATCGCGAAGAAAGAGATGATCCTCTGGATTGCAATTCAATCAAGCCGGATCGTTGGGATGTCGATCACGTCCGTTCATCAGTTCCCGCAAGCGATGGTGGCTGACATTCACTGGACTGGCGGTGACAAGCACAAGTCCGAGGTTTGGCTCGACCGCATGATGAACACGTTGAAGAAATGGGCGAAGCACTGCGGGGCAGACGTGCTGGCGGGAGGGGGTCGGCGCGGGTGGATCAAGAAATATGGATTCCGCGAGACCGGCGTCAATTTTGAGATGGAGTTGAAGGATGTCTAAGGGAAAAGGCAGCACGACCAACGTCACTGACAACACGCCCAACCCGTGGGGGCCATCGCAGCCGTACCTCAACGCTGCCATGACTGACCTGTCGAATTGGTACAAGTCTGGTGCAGATACGAGGCCATTCCCGGGCCAGAGTGTGGCGCCGATGAGTCAGGATTTGACGAACGCCTTGGGCATGGTTGCCAACCGCGCGCTGACAGGCTCTCCACTGACCTCTGCGGCGCAGGCCAATCTGCTTCGCACGTCCAACGGCGATTTCCTGTCCCCGGAATCCAATCCGTTTCTCAAGGGTCAATTCAATTTGGGGGCAGACAGGTTGCAGGCGCAGCTTGGCAGCCGGTTCAACTCTTCGGGCAACATCAATTCGTCTGCGGCACAGGGTGAGTCCGCCCAAGCCTACAATCAGCTTGCTGCCCAGCAGTATGGCGGCGCTTACAACAGTGCACGCGACAATCAAATGTCCTCGGCAATGTTTGCGCCCACGATGGCCGATCAGGATTACGTTGACGCGGCCCAGATGGGCAACGTCGGCAGGGCTTTCGAGGAGCAAGCTGGCTCAAATCTGACGGACTCGATCTCGCGGTACAATTACGAGCAGACGAACCCTTACGCCCGCCTGATGAAGTTCCTGAACCCGACCATATCCGTCGCCGGTGGGTTCCCGGTGCAGAGTGGCTCGGCAACGACGCCATACTTTACGAATGGGCTATCGCAAGGGCTGGGGGCGGCGGGTGCCATTGGTTCCTTGGCGCGGTCGTTTGACCGGCTGTGGCCTTCCTCTGGCCCGCCTGCGGGGATTAACGGAGGCGTGCCCAACGTGAACTGGTTCTTGCAGAACCCGTCTGCCAGCGGTGCGCCCTTTGCAGAGGGTCTCCTGTCCGGACAACCCGTATCTCAAGACTCGTACATGAGCATGTTGCTGGGTGGTATCTGATGTCGAAGAAGAGCAAGCAAACCGTCACCAACGTCACCAAGTCTGGTCCATGGGCCGGGGCTGAACCGAACCTGATGGAAGGGTTGACGGCCCTCGGAGAATGGTATTCCGGCAACGCGGATCGTCAGCCGTATCCGGGCAGCACGGTTGTTCCGTTCTCGCCGTTTACGCAGGCTGCGATGGACCGGACGGTTGAGCGTGCGACTGCAGGCTCTCCGCTGATCAGGTCCGCGCAGAACATGCTTCAGAGTACGGTGCAGGGCGATTACCTGAATCCCATGAGCAACTTGGGCCTGCGGCTGACGAATGAGCAGGCTGGGTCGGCAGTGCAGGACCGTCTTGCGGGCCAATACCCGGGCATGTCGGCTGCGGCGCGGGCTGACCGGCAGAAGGACCTCGAAACGACCATCAACGCGGCAGCTTATGTCCCGGAGCAGACACGGCAGATGCAGGCCATGCTGTTTGCCCCGCAGATGGCGAATCAGGATTATGCGGATGCGGCGCAACTCGCCAATGTCGGCCAGCGCAGGCAGGCACAGGAGCAGGCGTACATCAACGACAGCATGAACCGGTACAATTTCCAGCAGCAGCAGCCGTACAATCGGCTTCAGCAGTATCTGCAGCCGGTTCAGGGCATTGCGACTGCGTTCCCGACTTCCAAGTCTAGCGGGTCATCGACCTCGCCGAACAATTGGGTTTCGGAGGCTCTTGGGACGGCTGCGTCGGTCGCGGCGATTGCGGCGTTCTTCTGATGTACGAGGATGTGTTCCTTCGGCATGAGAAGGTGGCCCTCCAGTTTTCTGGAGGAAAGGACAGTATTGCTGTCCTATTCCTGATGAAGCCGTTTTGGGACCAGTTGACGGTCTACCACGTGGCGTCTGCAGACCCGTTTCCTGAAAACGTCCAGATGGCGGACAAGGTCAGGGCGATGGTCCCTAACTTTCAGTACGTTCTTGGGCGCCAGCAGGAAGTGCTGTCGAAATACGGCTACCCGTCCGACCTTGTACCTTACTCCAGCACTCCGTTTGGGCGGGTTCACGCCGGTGATCGGGGTCTTCCAATGCTGGACAGGTACACCTGTTGCTACGAATCCATCATGTCCCCGTTGCAACAGGCAATGCACGAGGATGGAATAACGCTTATAATCCGGGGACAGCGTAACTCTGACCGCCACAAGTCGCGGCTGCGAAGCGGGGATGTGTCTGGCGGCTTTGAGGTCCTTTTTCCAATAGAGGATTGGAGCGATGAGCAGGTGCTGGAGTATTTGCGCAGAAACGACATTCCCGTTCCGCGCTTTTACGAAGATGGGGCGCATGGGTTTGACTGCATGTCCTGCACGGCTTGGCTGGAGCATGGGCAGGGTGCGTACATGAAGAAGCATTTTCCGAAGCAGTACGCTTCCCGTCAAAAGCGCCTGTCGGAAATGAAAGCTGAAATTGAGCCTATACTGGCTGCATTTAACGAGGATTGAGGAAATGGCTGGGTTGCTGGGAGACTTCAATCTGAAGGGTCTGCTGGAGGACCCTTTGTTTCGTTTGGGCACGGGCCTCATGGCGGCTGGCGGGCCGCAGGCGAAACCGCATTCGTTTGGACAGGACCTGAACGCGGCGTTGGAGTCATACCAGAAGCAAGCTGATGCTGATGCGGAGCGCCAGATGAGGGCGCTGCAGATGAAGCAATTGGAGGACAAGTCCAAGCAGCAGAGCCGGTTCGACTCCAGCGCCGATGACATTTTCAAGATGCTGTTCAGCGGCGGCGGAGAAAAGGCTCGTCCTACTGAAGCTGTGACGCCCACGCAGGCGCAGGCGGCGCCTCCTGCCACGGGCTGGCGCAAGGCCCTTCCGTCCGAATACGACCCGTACTTCTCGAATGCGGTGAAGGGGCTGAAGAACGCGGACAAGATCACCCCTGACCTGCTGAAATCGCTGGTCTACACGGAGGCCGCGAAGACGAAGGAGGGTCTGGTTGACCCGATGTCCGTTGGCCCTCCGATCCCGAAGATGGGCAACACGACGGCGAAGGGGTTGACTCAGTTTACCGACTCGACGTGGGCTGGTGAGTTCCCCGGGCAACCTGAGACTGACCGCTTCATTCCCGAAAAGTCGATCCGTGCGGCGGGTGTGTACCTCGACCGCTTGATTGACCGCACCGGCAGTTTGGAGAATGCTTTGCGGTCGTATGGTGGCGGCATGAATGTCCCTGCCACCAAAGCGTATGCGGATACGATTCTGGGCCGACTGAAGGAGCAGGCAACGCAGGGTGTCCCTGCCATGCCTCCCCCCGGTGCTGCCCCGCCCATGCCAATGCCCGCCCCCGCTGCGTCCGGAGGGCAGGCGCAGCCGGGGCCACAGATGGCTCCTCCTCCCCCTGTGGCCCCGGCACCCATGCCTCCCTCTCCGATGGCCCCTCCCCCGGGAATGCCTGCTGGCGGGCCTCCTATGGCCCCTCCTATGGCGATGCCGATGGCTCCGCCCCCGGCTCCCATGCCTGCCCCGATGCCGCCCCCGCTGGCGGCGCCGATCAACGAGGCGTTTTGGGGTCCTGTCCTGTCGCGCAAAAGCCCGATGGAGAAATCATTCATTGCCGCGACACTGGCGCAATCATCGGACCCGATGAAGCGACAGTTGGGCGAGGGGATGCAGGCTGTCATTGCGCAGGAGTTGAAAGAGCAGGCCGAGGCTTCGCGGCAGCTTGCGCTGGCAGGCCCGGTAGAGGCAGCGAAGGAGTCTGCGGGGTTCCCATACAAGGCGGCTCTTGAGGAGAAAAAGGGCGAAAAGGCAATCGCTGTCGAAGTCGCGAAAGCCAACATTGATTACTACAAAAAGGTTTCCGACGCTTACGATGCTGGCCGCTCCCAGATGAGCAAGTTGGATTTCCTCGACACAACGCTGGAAGGTGTTGAGTCTGGCGCCTTCACTGACGTGAAGAATGAATTCCGGAAGGTGCTCATCGCTTTCGGCGTTACAGACGAGAAGATGCTGGAGCAAGTGACGCGGGCGGGATCAGCAAAGACCGTCATGAACGCCCTGATCCTGCAAGGCCGGTCCACGGCAGACGGTGCGGGTATGCCCGGTGCCATGTCCGACAACGACCTGAAATTCTTGACGGGCATGGTCGCCAACATGGATCAGGTGCCGGGGACCAACAAGCTGATCATTGAACACATGAAGCGCATTGCCCGCCGTCAAATGCGGCTGGGTGAAATGGCGGATGATTTTGCGGCGCAGAACAATGGCGGCCTTGGCCCCGCGTTCCGCAAGCAGCAGCGCCGGTTTGAATTGGAACAGGGGAAGGCTGACCTTGCCGCCACGAAGATCGACCTGATGAGGGTTCAGGGCAAGTGGTCTCCGCCGCCTCCGAACAAGCTGACATCAAACCACAAATTTATCACTTCCCCGACCGGAGAGAAGTTCTTGATGGAAAAGAACTCCGAGGGCCAGTGGCTTTATTACGGGACTGATGTCCGGGAGGCTGACTGATGGCTGAAGCCCGCAAGACAACAATCGACCCGGCGGAATACGAAGAATGGCTCCGTCAAAGCGGCGCTCCTGCCGCGCCTGTAAAGCCGGGTGTGAAACCTGCCCCTGCCAAACCTGCCGATGCCAAGATGCAGCAGGAGTATGCCGATTGGATCAGTGGGCAGTCCAATGACGGCACGTGGTTGTCGCCTGACCGGGCCATGGGTGGCGGGCGCGTCATCATGACCAAGGATGTGGCTGATGCCGCTGGTCAGCTTGGGGCTGGGTTCCTCGACTTTCCTGCCATGATCCCGCAGATGGGGCACGACATTGGGCAGTTGGGGTCCCTGATCAACTCAGGTGTTGGCAACGCCACTGAGGCTGATTTGGGAGAAGGTCCTCTCGCGTGGTGGTCAAAGAACGTGTCGGGCACGGCAGACTCTCGCAGCAGGTACACCGGCAAGCCGTTGAATACAGGGTTGCCCTACACTCTCGCTCAGAACCTCGGCGTCGGGCAGCTTGTACGAGGTGGTATTGTCAGTGGCGCAAATTTGCTGCGCAAGCCGATCCCGAAATTCGTTGCCGAGAAGTCGTTAGGCGATGCCGCGCGCAACGTGGGCGGTGACGTATTGGCGACACTTGGCGGTGTGGGCGGCGCCAATTTGGCTGGTGGTGTTACCGACAACCCGTATTTTGTGGGGGGCAGCAGCCTTCTTGGATCAGTTCTCGGGGGTGTAGCTGTCCCCAGCACCTCGCGGCTTCTTGGCGAAATTCGTGAGTACAACCAATTCTCCGACCGTGGCCGCAACAACATTGTCGGCAGCGAGTTCAATCAGGCACTGGGCGGCGTCCCGCTTGGACCTCGGGTTGAAACTGTCCCCGGAATGCTGCCGACTGCGGCGCAGGCTTTTGACAATCAGGGCCTGATGCGCCTGCAGCAGGGTGACATGGGGCGCAGTCCTGCTGCTGCTGGACTATTGGGCCAGCGCGCGACGGAGAATGACGCTGCAATTCAGGCTGCCTTGGAGCGCATTGGCGGCACCGGGAACATTGCGGACACGATTGACTACGCCACGAACCGTCTGGCGGCTTCCAATCAGTTGGTTGAAGCGGATCGTGGGCGCTTGGGCGCCACGCCGGATGCCAGTGTTTCCTCGACCGAAGTCCGTGGCCGCATTGATGCGGAGATGGAGAAGGCCAAGGCTGCGGTGGACGCAAAATACTCGGCGGTCAACGGCAAGAGCATCCCGGTCAATGGGGAGCAGATTGCGGACGAAGTTGATAATCTTTCGGCGCGGCTCGACCCTACGCAACAATCTTACATCAAGAACTGGGTGTCGGATAATCTTCGCGGGTCGAAGAACATGGACGCCGTGATTTCGGTTCTGAAGCAACTGAACAAGCAGTTCACTGGTAGCGGCCCGGACGGGTTCATTCGCGGTCAGTTGGCGGAAACGATCACGAACGCCTTGGACGATCAGTTGACCAAGGGCGAGAAGTTTGTGAATGACTTCCGCAAGGACCCGGTTGAGGGTGGGGCGGAGGCTCTTGATCGGTGGCGTGAGGCCAAGCAGGAGTTTATCAAGTTCCGGCAGACGTGGTACGGGCAGCCGGACCTTGGGAAGGTCGTTGGTCTGAACCGCGAGGGGATGCCTGCGATGACCCCCGAAGCGACGATGCGTCAGTTCTTCACTGCGGGGCCGCAAGGGGCTGGCAAGATGCGCCAGCTTCTGTCGGTGTCGAGTGACCCGGAGACCATCAGCGCGATTCGCGACTACGCGTTCAGGAGCATGATGGAGCGTGCGCGGGAACCGACCTATGCGCGCCAGTGGCTGAACTCCCACGCTGACGCTTTGCGGGACCCGGCTTTGGCTGAAGTGAAGGCTGACCTAGAGCGCGTCGTATCCACGTGGGAACAGAACAAGACGCTTTCCAAGGACAACCTGTCCCGGATTGCCGGACTTGACCCGGCGGCCGAGCGGCAGGCCATTGACGCAGTGGTAGGCGGCAGGAACTCCCAGACGGCCCCCCAGAACGCTGCGCAGGTCAAGGGCATCCTGCAGGCCGATGCGTCTCCGGAGGCGCTGGCGGCCCTCTCTGGCCTCCAGAAGGGCCTCCTGAACACGATTATGGATCAGGCGATGTCTGGCGACGGGGAACTGACTGCGGCCTCCCTTGCCCGCCAGTTCAAGGCCCAGCGCGGGTTGCTGGCCCAGTTCCTGACCCCTAAAGAAATTCGCGAGTTGGAAGTGGCTGCCAATTCGGCCCGAATCAACCGGCTCAACAAGCCCAAGGTGGCGGCTGGGATGTCGGACACGTCCGCGCTCATGCGCCGCGCTAACCGGGTTATGGAAGACATCGGTCAGAACCCTGCGACGGCGGCGGCAGTCGGTGGAACATTGGGTTACACGGTTGGCGGCGTCCCCGGAATGGCGGCGGGCGGTTCACTTGGGCTGTTGTCCCATGGTCCGATGAAGGCGGCGGCAGACGCATTGGACAATGCCCGCATCCGGGCGCATTTGTCACCGGATCGTGCCGAGGCCCTGATCCGTAATGCCCAGAAGCGTGAACAGTGGCTGGCGGACCATCCGATCAGTGGGCTGATGCGGTCCCCGAGTTACTGGATTTCCGCAATGAACACTGCCATGCAGGCCGCGAAGGACGCCAAGGACCGCACGCAAGACCGGAAGGAAAAGAAAGATGGCCGTTAAGAACTGGTCTACAACCCCTGCCTCCAACGCACTGGTTGACGGCATCAATTTCGCCGAGGGGCAGAACCCTTCGACGGTCAACGACTCAGCCCGCACGCTGATGGCTGACGTTGCCGAACTGTACGCGCTGAACAAGGGCGGCGTTGTGACGGGGACGGTCGGTGGCACTGGCGACGCCATTACGCTGGCGACGGTTCCCAATCCTTTCTCCGCAGCCTATGCGACGGGACAGCAGTTCCTGATGAAGGCGACGGCGGCGAATACGATAGCGGCTCCGACAATCAATGTGGGTGCGCTAGGGGCAAAGACGATCAAGTTGCCCGGTGGCTCGGCGCTGTCCACGCCGCAGTGGGCTATCAACGACATGCTCCTGTTCTTGTACGACGGGACGGACATGATCCTTGTGTCCGGCAACAGTGTCGCCAACGCGGCCTTTGCAACCACGTTGACCCTGACCCGCAACACCCAGACGGGCACCACCTACACGGTCCTGACCGGGGACCGGGCCAAGTACGTCACGCATAACAACGCGTCGGCCACCGCTGTCACGCTCCCGCAGGCAAACGGAACCACGTTTGGTGGCGGCTGGTACTACTGGACCGAGAACATTGGCGCCGGGACGGTCACGATCACTCCGACCATCAGCACGATTAACTTGGGCAGCGCAATTGTCCTGCGGCAGGGCGAGTGGGCGCTCATCACGAGTGACAATACAAACTACCGTGCGCTGACCACGGGCCGGACCGTTGGCAATCAGTCGGTACGTGAAGTCGGAACGCGTGGCTTGCCGGTAAACCTGCAGACGGGTGCCACGTACACGCTGGCATTTGGAGACGAGGGCGGAATCATCGCTCATTCCGGGGCAACGGCCTTGACGATAACAATCCCGGCAAACGGCTCCGTTGCGTTCCCGGTCGGCACGGCGGTCACCATCGTCAACGAACCGGGCGCCGCCAACGTCACTGTGTCCATCACTACCGACACGCTCAACCGTGGTGATGGAACTGCGGGGACAGGAAACCGGACGGTTCCTGCCAACTCGGTGGTCACGCTGATCAAGACTGCCGCCACAACGTGGATCATCACGGGGAACTTCACATGACGGGTATTCATAACGTAATTGCTGGTGGGAAAACGCTTCCGGCGTCGAGCAGCAACTATTTAAGCGCGGTGAGTTTTAGCGGAGACAGCAACGTTTACAACATTTCCAGCCGGTCGCTGGGAACTGCCGACCCTCGCCGCAAGATATTGGTTGCCATCACGAACTCGCGATTTTTGGGCGCGGCAGCCCCGTCTTCTGTTCAATTAGACACGGGTCCAATCGCCATGACCAAAATTGGTGAATCGGACAACACCAGCATCAACACCACATTCTGGATTGCAAGCGTCCCAACGGGAACGGCAGACACGTTCACGGTCACATACGCATCTAGCAGGTTTGGGATGGCTTTCGCCATCTGGAACCTGATCATGTATTCCTCGACTCCTCATCAGGTCATTAGCGATGCGGGAACGTCTCCCGCCAACTCCGGGTCCATAACGTGCCCCGCCAACAGTCTTGCTGTAGCGGCATACGGTGTGTACGCAACCGTAACCACGACGTGGACGAACCTGACGGAAGACGCTGACGGTCAATACGACTCAGGCTCTGCGGCCTTCGCGCGGGAAGCGTTTGCCACGGCTCAGACCGGACTCTCTGTCGTGGCAACTGCAAGCAGTGCAGGGCAAGAAGACGCCCTGTGCGTCGTTGTTTTAACGCGAGGGGAATGAACCAGATGCCACTGAACGCCAGAAGCCTTCGCGCCCTGAAGGGGGTTCACCCGGACCTCGTTTCGGTTGTCGTGCGCGCGCATGAGATGGCTGTGGCGAAGGGCTACGATTTCATCATCACGGAAGGTTTACGCACGCTGGAGCGGCAGAAGGTGCTGGTGGCGAAGAGGGCTTCGGCAACCATGCGGTCACGTCACCTGACGGGCCATGCCGTTGATTTTGCGCCCCTGATTCAAGGGCGTTTGACGTGGAAGACCCCGGCATTCATTCCGGTGATTGCCCACTTCATGGCCGCGTCGAAAGAGTTGAAGGTGCCCATTGAGTCTGGTGCCAATTGGACCTCCTTCAAGGATTACCCGCACATACAACTCCCTTGGAAAAGGTATCCCTGAATGGAATTCACCGACAAAATCGACCTTGGCAACATCATGACGATGTTCACGGTATTTGGTTCCGTCATTGCGGCGGGTTACTCGTTGCTGTCGCGGCTCAACGGGGTCCAGCACTCGGTCGAGGCTGTTGGCAAGCGCCTTGATCGTGTAGACTTGGAACTACATAAACAAACGGACATCCTCGTGGAACTGGCAAAGACCCGGGAGAGGATGAACCATCTTGACCGGCGCATTGATGAAGTAATGTCGCGCCTCAACAAAGGAGCATGATTATGACCCTTCTCGCAGGCTACAAGACTCACATCGTGGCGTTTGTTTCCATCCTCTCGGCTTGGGTGGGCGTGTGGGCTGGAACGATTGATTTCAGCACGGCCATCACCATGACGCAGACGGCGCTGCTCGGCTCGACGCTCCGGGCTGGCATCGCGGGGAAATGATCCGCCTCACCATTGCGGCCATCACGGTCATTGCCCTGATTGTATCAGGCGTGATCGTGGCTGGCTGGCGCCATGAGGCTCTCGGCGCCCGCAGGCTGAAGGATAAGCTGGCGGAGGAGTTGGACGCCCGAGTGAAGGCCCAGCGTCATGCGGCCCAATTAACGAGGGACTTGCAAAATGCCGAGGCAAAAAACAGCGTCCGGATCAAGGAAGTCGTCAGGCGTGTGGTGGTCAACCGTAGTCCTGACTGCGCTATTGGCCCTGATGCTCTCCGCCTGCTCAACGATGCCCGAGACTCCTCCCGGGTGCCCGACGCCGCCCAGCCTGACGATGGAGCCTCCAGCCCCTCTGGAGCCACTGCCTACGGAGCGCCCAATGCCCCTTGACCAGTTCATCAAGTCTTACCTAGAGGACGTGGAGCGATACCAGACGGAGGTTGGTCGGTATCGCAGCCTTCAGGACTGGCTGAAGCGTCACTGCCGGATGTACTGAGGGCTTCGCTGGCGCGCTGGTTGATTGCGTCGCACTTGTCGGTGAGTCGGTGGCGGGAAATCCGCTTTATATCTTCAAGCGCCGCACGCATCCGCTCCGCGCATTTCATTGCGCTGTCAGCGACCTCTCCGTTCAGTTCTGCCAGATTGCGGGCTTCTTCCCACAGTCTTTCATTCTCCGCGCATTCGACTTGCAGCCGCGTCACCTCACCCTCAAGGGCTTCGATGCGGTCGGCGGCTGCGTGAATATCTTCGCGCAGTATCATTCCTGACGTGACGCCGAACTGGCGCAGTCGCTTTACGGTGTCACTGCTCATTCGCTGTCCTCCTTGAACGTGATGGGCTTGCCGCAGGAGGGGCAGAACGAATAGTTGTCCTGCTTCGGTGTCCCACCCAGAATGCTGCACCACGCATCACCACACGCTGTGTCGTAGTGACTGCCGTCATCGGGGTGCGTGTCCTTCGTCCACTCGCACACAGGAGCGGCGGCGGGGGCAATCACCCTTCCTTCACTCGGATTGGTGACGTTGCCACCCGCCGCCTCCACGCCATCGCTGGCGAGGATTTCGTCCCACATCAAGTGATGTTCACAGCCGTAGCAAGCATCCCGCAGCGCCTCAACAACGGCGCGGATGCCTGCTAGGCGCGCGTCGTAGCCAAGCGCGCTGCTCCACGGCTGCCGCTCCACGGCGCGCTTAAATTCGTCAAGCAAATCATCCAGTGTCATACGTCCTCCAAAAACTGTGCCAAGTGTGACTTTGGCACGATCCAGCAGTCTGGTCTACCCGGGGACTGAAGCACCTTCCCGATTTCCCGCGCCCGCGTCGGCTCTATCCAGCCCATGCAGTGCCATTCGATGTCCCGGCCCAGCATCAGAACGCAGGGGTGCGTGTCGTTGCTGCGGATCAGCAGACCCCGATCCGGGTCCTCAATGGACCTGACTTCATACTTCCCCACGTCCGGCAACTTCCGCCCTTGGGCGTCGTACCCGAAGACGGTCGGGTTGTGCCACGGCAGGTTCAGCAGCTTCGCGAAAGCGTACTCCCCGATGGCCCCGTGGATGTCCCGGTTCCACCCGATGGTTGGGTTCCCGTACTCCTCCGTGATGACCACGCCAGCCCGGTCGCGCTTGTAGATGCCGTTGATGCGCCGTTTCATGCCGACCTGTGCCGCGTGGAACAGTTCGAACGCGTCCAGCCTGATTGTCCGCATTGTTACAGCCTTGATGCCGCCCGCTCTGTTGCAGCGTCGGACTGGTGTTCTGAAAAGCGCATCCGGATGTAGTCCATCCTGACCTTCGACAGGTTGGCGAGGTCCCGCGCCTTGCACATGCGCTTGATGTACTGGGACCAGTCCTCGGACGCCTTGACCTGCATTTCCGCCTTGGCGATGGAGGGTGCATCCTGCGCCATCATCCGCTGCGACAGGTACGCGGACTTGCCCTCTTCAAGCAGGCGGGCGGCGCTGTCATGCGCCACCCACTGCTCCGCCACCTGAAGGTATTCCTCACTGAGGGGGCGTTGGATTTTCATCGCGGGTCCTTTTAGCCTTCACCCGGGGGCTACTTTCTCCGGTGCGGTTCTTGCAGTATTTTACAAAGCCCGGCGCGTTCAGGTTTTAT